ACTTTGAAACTCTATAGCGTGTGTAATATTCAATATTCGTATACATATAATATATACTCTTTTTATTAAAAAAAAGTGACTACACTGACTACAAACCGAAAAAACGCCCTTGCAGGTATTGCCAAGGCACTTTTTTTGTAGTCACTTTGATCGCAAAAAACTGACTACAAACTGACTACAATGACTACACTTAGACCATACCAACAACACGCCATTGAACTGCTACGCGATTCTATGCGGAAAGGAAATAGGCGCATCATCCTGTGCGCACCAACTGGCGCAGGTAAGACCGTTATGTTTTCATCGATGGTTCAGGCCGCACTGACCAAAGGAAAGAAGGTGCTGATAATCACCGACCGCATTGAACTGCTGACGCAAACGGATGGCGCACTTACACGTTTCGCGATTTTGCCTTCTTACATCAAACAAGGGACACGCAAACTGCCTGAGGCTACCTCGTATATAGCAATGGTAGAATCTCTCAACCACAGGCTTAAAAACGATGAATACGCGAATTGGCTAAAAGGCATCGACCTTGTCATCATTGACGAGGCGCACAAGGCGAGTTTTGACAAGCTATTTAAATTCATCCAGCCAACTACAACGGTCATCGGTGCGACTGCTACGCCGCATCGCGAGGGCAATCAGAAAGCACTTAAAGAATTTTACACGGCCATTGTCGAGCCTGTAACTATCCGCGAGTTGGTGGATGCTGGGTATCTTGCAATCCCGACAACGTATAGCGTTCCTGTGGACCTGTCAGGCGTGCGGATGTACAATGGCGACTATGATGCGAATCAGATGGGGCAAGCGTTTAGCAAGCAAAAGGTATTTCGCGGCGTTATCAAAAACTACAACACATACACGGCAGGGAAGAAAGCACTGGCATTCGCGCCATCCATTGCAAGCAGTCGCGAGCTGTGTCAAGAGTTGCAAGGCGCAGGACTACCTGCGAGACATTTGGATAGCACGATGAAAGGCGATGAGCGTTCGGAAGTGCTGGCGTGGTTTAAGAATAGCACCAACGGAATCCTGTGCAACTGCGGCATTCTCACCACTGGCTTTGATGACCCGAACGTGGAAGTCGTTATCCTGTATCGGGCAACCAAGTCGCTACCGCTATACTTGCAGATGTGCGGAAGAGGTAGCAGGGTAACGCCAACCAAGACCGAGTTCACTATCCTTGACTTCGGCAACAACCGACAGCAACACGGCGGCTGGGAGATAGAAAGGCCGTGGTCTTTGGAAAAAAAGGAGAAGAAACGCAAAGGGGTCGCGCCTGTCAAGACGTGCCGCAAGTGCGGATATATGATGGCATCATCAACTGTGATTTGCCCTTCGTGCGGATTTGTCGCTCCTGTCAAAGAATCGCAGATGGGTGAAGAAGTCATTCTGCAACGCGACAACTACACGCCATACCAATGGCGACAGCTGGCAAAAGATTCCTCACTTGCAGAAATAGCCGCGATGATTCGCGCAAAGAAAATAAAGCTATTTTTCGTGCTTCACAACATAGTCAAGCGAGAATCAGATGTCAGGGAATTGCTACGACATTGCGGATATTCAAAATACTACTGTGATAAACTTCAAGAACTACACGGATTCAAATGGGATTAGAAGAATTTAAACTACAAGCGCAGTGCTTCCGCTACCACTGGAATGAAAGGCCGCAGGAACGTGGCCGCTTATTCACGGTCAACAACAACAGTGGCGGCAAGTTTGAAGGCGCGATAATGAAAGCGATGGGCGTGGTTGCGGGCGTTGCGGATATGATGTACCTGTCGGATGCTGGACTTATCGCACTGGAATTTAAAACGCCAACAGGCAGGCAGTCACCTGCACAAAAAGAATGGCAGGCTGTCATCGAAGCGGCTGGCTACCGCTACGTCATAATCAGAACCTTTGAAGAATTTAAACAAACCCTTAACTTATGAAAACACCAACCTTCATCACTGAAATTGCCAATCGCATCGAAGCCATTACAGGCGTGACGTACGAAGAAATTTGCACAGGCAATCGAAAGGCCGAAGTAACGCGAGCGAGACACGCGCTTATGTGGTATTTGTATCGCCGCCATCACTACAAATACAGCTTGACAGCGATTGGCATAATGCTAAACCGCAACCACACGAGCGTATATCACGGTGTGCAGGTCGTGGACTGGGCCTTGCACAATAATGATTCGCGCTTTAAATTTATACAAACAATAGAAGACTCTGACTATATTTGCCCACAATGTGGATGCAAACGAAATCATACACCAGCTGTACAATGACGGAGTGTTCCGACAAGTGGCAAGGCAAATCGCGACAGCTGACTATGCCGATGACCTCGAACACGAACTGGTCATCTACTGCTACGACAGGCCCGAACGCGTTGAACAGCTACACGCGTCTGGTGCGCTCACCTTCTACATCGTGCGGGCCGCTATCAATCTATTCCGAGGCAAGACATCTCCATTTCAGCGCAAGTACAGGCACAACGAAGAGCGCGTGGCTTTGGGTGAGGTTGAGCAGGTGGATGAGCGTTATAGCACAGTACCTGACCACCTGTATCGCAAAGCCGAAGAAGAGATGGACAAGTGGGCGGCGGCAGGAAAATATCCGTACGACAAGAACCTATTCCTTCTATGGCTGGAACTGGGAAACAAGAAGCTTATCAATCGCAACACAGGCATTCCATACAGGTCAATCTGCTACACGATTGACCTTTGCAGGCAACGACTTAAATTAGCACTACAAGATGATTACAACGATTTTATTGGCGGCTTTGACAGCATTGGCGATGGAACGCTATAACGTTCTCCCGAAGTGGTACTACCGCATCAGTCGCTTCAAGCCTTTATCCTGTCAGTCCTGCCTTGCCTTTTGGACTGGATTTGGCTTGTCACTTTTTGACCAACCGCTATACTACGCGCCGTTTGTCGGCTTGGCATCTGCGGCGTTGGCCATCATCATCATAAAGCTAACCGAATGAACGCAACCCTGATTTACGAAGTGCTGGCCATCAAGCCTAAACTTGAACTGTACCATTCAACCAAGTCGCTACGGCTGACCCCTGCGGAGGTGAACACACTGCAAGCGGCGGCAATTAGCCTTGGCATTCCGCGCACCGACTGGTGGTGCGCAACCTGTGCTGTTGGCCGCCTTTCCGAACTGGTGGCACACGCAGAGCATTGTGCAAAAGAGGGGCAAGTGGTATTTAATGTAAACGGAGATGCCACTACCGAAGCCAACTGACAACGAAAGCAAGAGCGACTTCATCCAGCGTTGTATGGGTGACGAAAAAGCACGTGCGGAGTTTCCTGACAACACAACCCGCTACGCTGTCTGCAACAGCCAGTACGAGCAGAAATTCGCAGACACCTACGCCGACTACGGTCAGGGCGTAAGGAACAACGCGAGGCGCGGCATCGAACTAAACGAGCGCAACGGCAACAAGTGTGCAACCCAAACAGGAAAGGTCAGGGCGCGGCAATTAGCATCAGGCGAAGGGATAAGCCTTGAAACAATCAAGCGGATGCACAGCTACCTGTCCCGGGCTGAAACGTACTACGACAACGCAGAATCAAACAGCGACTGCGGTTACATCAGCTACCTGTTGTGGGGTGGGAAGGCGGCACTTGGATGGTCACGAAATAAACTGAAAGAACTTGGCGAACTTGACGAAGAGTAATAAGCAAGAAGAACACGACTTGCATATGAGCAAGCTCGTGAACATTGGCGCATTGATGACCGATATGGCCAACATATTGGATTCATTGAACGACTGCGATGCACCCAATGCACTGCACGCGAAGGTGGCGATATGCGAGAAGATTATCGACATAATGAACAGCGTGGAGGTATGAAGAAGGTAGCCATTGGCGAGTTGAAGCCGAACCCGAACAACCCGCGCATCATCAAGGACGACAAGTTCAAGAAACTGGTGCAGAGCATTAAAGACCTTCCCGAGATGGCCGAGGTTCGACCCGTTGTCGTTAATACCGATATGGTCGTGCTGGGTGGCAATATGCGGTTGAAGGCAATGCGTGAAGCAGGATGGAAGGAAGTGCCGATTGAAGTGGTGGATTGGGATGAGGATAAGCAACGGCAGTTCATCATCAAAGACAACGTCAGCGGCGGCGAATGGGATTGGGAGATGCTGGCAAATCAGTGGGATGCGGAGGAACTAAACGAGTGGGGTCTTGACTTACCCGAGTTTGAGCAGGTGAAGGAACTGGAAGCGGAGGAGGATGACTTTGAGATGCCTGACGAAGTTCAGACCGACATCGTGCTGGGTGACCTGTTCGAGATTGGTGAGCATCGGCTGCTCTGCGGTGACAGCACGCAGACCGACACGTGGGAGAAAGTGATGAACGGATGCCTTGCGGATATGGTAATGACCGACCCGCCGTATAACGTGGATTATCAAGGCGGGACAGGAATGAAAATAATGAACGACAAAATGGATGGCGATTCATTCTATCAATTCCTTTATGACTTTTATACGGCACTTGGCGCATACACCAAAGCAGGTGGAGCGTGGTATGTTTGGCACGCAGACACAAACGGTTCAGCATTTAGAAGGGCTTGGAATGATGCAGGATTGTGTTTAAAGCAATGCTTAATATGGGTAAAAAACCAAATGGTTCTTGGTCGACAGGATTATCAATGGAAGCATGAACCCTGCCTATACGGATGGAAGGAAGGCGCGGCGCATTACTTCGTGGATGACCGAACAAAGACAACGGTAATCGAGGACAATGTGAACATCGCCAAGTTGACCAAGGAGCAGATGAAGAAGATGCTGACCGAGATACTGAGCGACAAAACAGCCACAACCGTACTGCGTGCCGACAAGCCAAGCAAGAGCATCGAACATCCGACAATGAAGCCAATACTCCTGATTGCGCCTTTGATACAAAACAGCAGTAAGCAAGGATGGATTGTATCGGATGGCTTTCTCGGTTCAGGATCGACAATGGTAGCCGCGCACCAACTGAACCGCAAATGCTACGGAATGGAACTTGACCCGAAGTACTGCCAAGTGATAATTGACAGGATGCGAAAACTCGACCCAACCCTGACCATCACCCGAAACGGAAAGCCGTACGAAACAGCCGACTAACAGCCGTGAGCAATCCGATACCAAATAACAAGCCGTTTGAAAAGGGGCAGTCAGGCAACCCCAACGGGAGACCGCGTAAGTACGTGACCCTGCTGGTTGACCAAGGCTACAAGCGTTCCGAAATCAACGACACGATTCAGAATATGATGGCGATGACCGTTGACGAATTGAAGCAGGTGTGGGACAATCCAAAGGCTACGATATTGGAGAAGACCATCGCATCAGCAATGCGCAAGAGCATCGAGAAGGGAACGCTGTACAGCCTTGAAACCTTGCTGTCGCGGGTGTACGGAATGCCGAAGCAGGAGGTCGCTGCATCCATATCGCCTCAACCAATTTGGCAAGGTGTAAAACTACAAGTTGAAACCGACAACAGCGGCAGTTAAGATAAATGGACTGCGCAAACGAATCCGAATAGTACAGGGAGGTTCGTCGGCTGGAAAAACATACGCAATCCTATCCTTGCTATATTCCTACGCGGCCAACATCGAGTGCGGGCCGCTTGAAATTTCAGTAGTGTCCGAATCCATCCCGCACCTTCGTCGTGGTGCGCTCAAGGACTTCCTCAAGATGCTCAATATGACTGGACTATACCAAGAAGAATTGTACAACCGCACTCTGCTTCGCTACGACTTTCCGCACGGTTCATACATCGAATTCTTTTCTGCTGACCAAAGCGACAAGATGCGAGGGGCAAGGAGGGATGTGCTATTCGTGAACGAAGCGAACAACATTGAGTGGGAGGCATACCACCAACTGGCCATCAGGACAAGAACCGCCATATACATCGACTACAATCCAGTCAGTGAGTTTTGGGCGCATACTGAACTAATGCACGACCCTGACGCGGAGTTCCTGCTGGTAACGTACAAAGACAACGAAGCACTTGATCCTGCCATCATCCGAGAAATTGAGAAAACCAAAATCAAAGCCGAAACGTCACCGTACTGGGCCAACTGGTGGAAGGTCTACGGTCTCGGGCAAGTCGGCAGTGTTCAGGGCGTAATATTCAGCAACTGGACGCAGGTGGATGAAATCAACTACACGACATCGAAGTTGGTCGCGCTTGGCCTTGACTGGGGCTACACCAACGACCCGACCGCACTGGTGGCGGTGTACAGGTCAGGCGATACTTTGACGCTACACGAACTGCTGTATGCTAATAACCTGACGAACCAAGACATCGCGACCAAGTTGCGCGAGTTCGGCATTAACCGGGCGTGGGAGATTGTCGCGGATTCAGCAGAGCCGAAAAGCATCGAGGAGGTGCATAGGCTTGGCTTTAACATCAAGGCCGCGCAGAAAGGACAGGACAGCATCCGAAATTCCATCGACATCCTTCACAGGTTTACGCTTCAAGTGACCAAGACCAGCACCAACCTCATCAAGGAACTACGCAACTACACGTGGGATACTGACCGCACTGGTGCCTCGTTGGGAGTGCCTATTGATAAGTACAACCACGCCATTGACGCGGTGCGCTACGTTGCGCTCAACAAGCTATCGCAAAGTGCAGGCGGGAAGTATGTAATTATGTAGATTTGCGTTATGATACACCCAACAGCAATTATCGAGGAGAATGTCACGCTTGGCAAGAACTGCCGCGTTTGGGCATTCGCGCACATCCGCACAGGTGCAACGATTGGCGACAACTGCATCATTGGCGAGGGCGCACACATCGACTACAACGTCACCATTGGCGACAACTGCAAAATCCAAAACCACGCGCTCATATATCACGGCGTCACCATTGAGGATGATGTGTTTGTCGGCCCGAATGTAGTGACCACGAACGACCACCTGCCAAGCGTACACGGCGACTGGATGAAGAACGGCAGGTTCAGGAAGACAATACTTCGCAAGGGTTGCAACATTGGCGCAAATGCAACGATTGTCTGCGGCATTGAAATAGGCGAAGGCGCAACCATTGGCGCGGGTTCAGTGGTGACGCGGTCAATACCTGCCAAGGCGTTGGCATACGGAAATCCAGCCAAAATCAAGAACCAATGAAGATACTAATCGGGTGCCTATTCTTTCGCCAGTACACAGGCTCGGAATTGTACTGCCTTTACTTGGCCAAGGAGTTAAAACGCCGAGGCTTTGATGTAACGGTGGCAGGTATGTACATCCACCTGCCAATCACCAGCGAGGCGGCATTTTACGGCATCAAGGTCGTAGAATTATCGCAGTTGACAGGCGATGAGCAGTTTGACATCATCCACTGCCAGCACAAGCCAGTCACGGAACACCTGTGCCAACTATACCCGACAACGCCGAAGGTTACGACCATTCACAGCATTGTCTATGATTTGGAGCGACCTGTAAAGCACGACAGCATCAAGCACTACGTTGCGATTGCCAGTCACGAGCGCGAATTCATCATCAGTAACTACGGCATTCCTTCGGACAAGGTCAGCACGATATACAACCCTGTTGATTCATCTAAATTCAACAAGGATAACACGACCGAGGATGACTTTGTGCTTTTGGCAGGTACGGTTGACTATATGCGCAAGCAGATGATTTACGATGCATCGCAGTGGGCAAAGGATAATGGCAAGCGGTTTGTGCTGATTGGCTACGACCACGGCGACTATTTATCGGACTTGCGGAAGGCTCGCGACATCATTTACTACCAGCCAATTCCGAACATTGAGATGATGGTGAAGTCGTGCTACATCGCCTGCGGGTTGTTCATTGGCAGGACGACTATTGAGGCGTGGATGTGCGGCAAGTCGGTGTTGAGTTACAAGTTTAACGCATCGGGCGGCATCGTCAGCAGGGAAGTATTAGCACCACCAAGCGACATCGACCTTTACAGCAGTGACCGCGTTGCTGAATCATTGATAACCATATACAATGAAATTGCTTAACCGCCTAACCGTATCGCAGTTCCAAGAACTGACCGCCATTGACCCTGATATGGGCAACCTGCGCAAAAAGGTAAACACTGTCTGCATCGTGGATGGCGTGGAGCAAACTGCGGTGGAAGGGTGGACGATTGACGAGCTGAACGCAAGGGCGGCAGTCATTGACGAGGAGTGTGGTGCGCTGTCGATGCTACCTGCCAAGCGTGTGGTTCGCATTGGCGGCAAGCGGTACAGGATGGAGTGGTTCATCGACCAGATGAGCGCAGGGCAGATGATGGAACTGCTAAACTATCAGCTGACCAGCGATAGGGAGGTGGTTGCCAATCTGCACCTGTTGCTCGCCAGCCTAACGCGTGAGGTGACGTGGTGGGGCAAGACATTGGCGTACGATGGCGGGAAACACGCGGAAAGGGCGGAGGCGATGAAGAAGGCGAAGATGGCTGACGTGTGGGGTTTTGCCTGTTTTTTTTTGCGTCATTCAGAGCCTTTATTGAAGATTATGCAGACCTATTTCGCGGAGGCGAGCAAGAAGAAGACAGCGGGCAAGGAATAGCCAAACCCGACTATGGATGGCTTGGCGTTGCGTATGTGCTGATAGCGAAGCGCGACCCTTTGAAGATGGATGCGGTGTTTGCGATGCCCGCGCGGCAGTTTATGAATTACGTGAGGTTAGCGAAAGACCTGCAATAGCACACATTTGCGGGCAGTGGTATTTATAGCTGATGAAGTTTGATGTAAGTTTAACCAGTCAGCTTTCCAGCAAGGGTTCGGACGTTACCGAATCCGTAAGCCTGACTGACAGCAAGGATGTAAAGAGCGCAGTACTACGGTGGTTGCACGAGGCGATTGATGCGATGAATAAAGCAGTGGATAGGTACGATGCTACCGCCACGCTAAACCTTCGCCAGTCGTTCCGTGCTTCTGACTTCCGCTTGGATGGGCAGGCGTTGAAGATTGACCTTGAAGGTGCGGAGTACTGGGCCTATGTGAACTACGGCGTGGATGGGGTGCAGAACAAGCGCGGCAGGCCGTTCAGCTTCCGCTACATCAGGCCCAGCAAGCGGCACGTTGCGGCAATCCGCAAATGGGCGATTGACAAGGCGTTGGGCATCCCGAAGGAAGAGATTGACGAGGCCGCGTACAACATAGCGCGCGCCATCAAGAGGCGAGGGATTGAGCCGCGACCATTCTACACGGACACGATGACCGACAAGCGGGTGAACGAATTGACCGTGACCATTGCCGACATCACAGGGCAAAAGATAAGCCTGCGCCTACTTTCCGAATTTGGCAAACAAACAGCAACCAGACGATGAGCATAACGATTGTATCTTCCCTTCCCGCCTTACTTCCTGTCGGCAATTCTGACGTGGTAGTGGTAAGCAGTAACCTAACCGCATCCGCAAACTTCCGCTACATCTGCGATGTGTCAGGAAGCACGGCAAGCGCAAGATTGAAGTGCGACAAACTACCGACAACCAGTTTCGGCTTTTTCGGGGTGAGCAAAGTCGTGGAAACGCTGATATTGCCCGCAGTTCCGCAGACCACAAGCGGATGGCAGTCGGGCGGCTATGCGGTGAAGGCAAATCTGACGTTCCGCGAGGAGTACGGCTCACCGCCAACGGTGGCGACAGGTGGCACTGCTTCTGCATCGCTGATTGCGTGGCAGGCGGCGTTTAGGCAACAGGACTACAACACAGCCATCGCCGCGCCAACGACATACTACGCGGCAACGGTCAGCGGTGACGCAGTGGCTTTGAAGGTAGTGAGCAACAGGCCAACATCGCAGACGCTGACCAGTGGAAGCAACGACTTCCTGTCGATGGTGGTCGATTCAGCAGTGACAGGGGTGGCACTTCGCGTGAGTTATGATAGCGGCGCAACGCGCTCGCCTTTCTTGGTGACAGGAACAGTGAGCGGACTTGCGCCTTTGATTAACGCAGGGCCGAGAGGGTTGTACAACTTAACCAGTGCGCAGTGCAGTGATGGCAATGCAGGCTCGGTAAACTTTCCAACGCAAGGAGGCACAATAGCAGTGCAGATGACCGCCAACACAGCAGGCGGCAATACTTCTGCATTCAGCCGCACTTCGGTCTA